AACATAATCCACAGGGGCGCACTCATATTCAATGCGTTCTTGCGATTCCAATAGTTCAGCGTTTTCCGTTTCGGCTTCATCGGCATCCTCTGTAATCTGTATTCCGTTGCCTACATCTTGACCAGCTAACCCTGTGTTTAGGTCGTTTTGCTCGGCAACAATATGTGGCTCATACCGCACCCATGCTGTGCCACGCCCACCCAATAAGCGGTCAAGAACCGCATTATCCATAGCGGAACGGTAGTCAGAATAGTGTTCAATCTCATATTCCAACGCCCGCTCAAGCATCATTGACGCTACACGCCCAATCGGGTCGTTGTCACGGAATCTACGGCTTACATCGGGGCGTGGAAGTCTTGCAAAGATAGCAGGCTTGATAACCTGAACATTTGACCAAAGGATATTAAAGCGAGCATTAGGGTTATTGCGGGTGCGGCTGTCATCACGATAACGCTTAATAATACGGGGTACTCGTGCTTCCCATTCCCTAAATGATTTGTCATACTGGGCGATGGTGTTGTACCAATCTTCGTAAGTCTTATTTAGCGTATCGTTCATACTTAATACCTTTGGTAATTAGTTTTTGGTGTGCTTTTCCACATTTCCTCAAGGGTCACATCAGTCTGTCCGACAAATATGCCTTTAATCGGCTGATTTTGTCTTTCAATTTCTGTTTCATCTCGCCAAGCAATAGAAAGCATCCTAAAAGCATCCGCTCCATGACTAGTCCAATCATGTCTAGGCTTATCTCGAAATACTTTCTTATCCTCATCGTATTCCCTTTGGTACTGTCGCAAGCACTCAATACCGTCTTGACATTTAAAGGCATCAAACCAAGTCCTAGCTAATGCCATCCTTGTAGCTTGAATACCGTCTTGTAATGACAGATTTGGAACAATTTTAAACAAATTTCCGCTTTTTAGGGGTAATTTATCCATTAATTGTTCAATTATTGACTTGCCACCACTTGCCAATGTCTTTGCCCTTGCATCATGGGGTAGCCAATGTGTGCCATATTCATAAGGTCGTTCTTTAATTTGGTTGGCATAGTAAATGATAGGTTGCCCATGTGCTTCGTGGTAATCCAATACCCGAATCTCGCCATGCACCACCTGAAACCACCAAATAGCCGTAGCATCGTTGTAGCCCAAATCCCATGCTGTATGTACAGGAAACATAGGGTCGCACTCAACTTTGGTAATACGCCCAGCATCGGTCAATAGGCGCATCTCTGTGCCGTATATAGCACCCAATATGGCAGCTTCAAAGCTACATTCGAACTCTTGCTGAAACTGGTCAATGCTCATGGACTTTAGGGCATCATCTAGTTCAGCCTGTGGCAATATCTTGGTTTTACTAGCCCGTAAGACGGTGCTATACCATTCATCCTTGTTAAGTGTGGCGTATTGGTATATGTCGTAAAAGGTATTGTGGCCCTTTGGTGTGCCGATAAAGGTAGCCCAACCTTGCCTATCAGCCAATAAAGGTCGGATAACCTCGCCCCATATCTTTGGCTTCATGTCGGCATATTCGTCAAGAACTACGCCATCTAGGTATAAACCCCTAAGTGCGTCAGGATTGTCTGCACCAAACAAACGAATTCTAGCCCCGTTGAATAACTCGACCCACAATTCAGAGATATTGTGCTTAATCCGTGCAGGCTCACTAAACTGCATAAGGTAATCAAAAGCAATAGACTTCGCTTGGGCATAGTACGGGGCAATATACGCATATCGGGCATTTTCCTTAGTTTCGGTCAAGGCTCGCCAAAGAATGTCGTTAATACAGGCTACAGTTTTGCCAGCCCTTCGGTGAGCAATAATAACAGCCCAGCGTTGGGTTCTATCGTGGAAGTCTAGGAATACATCCCTAGGCTTATACAGTTCAATATTGAGGTCTGTATATTCGATTACTTCTTCCATGTAACCACATATCGAATGGGTTTATCCTCGCTACCAGTATGCTCAGTACGGGCTAGTTTAGGTACATGGTATTCAGCCACTTGCATAAAGCAATCAAATGCGTGTTTAGGGCCGTATTTGGGGTCATCAGCAATGGCTTCTAGCCACTCTTGTAACTTATGGCTATTACCATCAACAAACCGTGCTATGGCTTCTCTAGCCAATGCGGTGCTTTTATTGGGGCTTCCTGCTGGTCTGCCTGCCCCTTTGGGATTATTTTTTAATTGTTTATTAACCATACTACCTCAAGTGATTGATTTAGTTAGGGTAAATTCTAATACTACTTTGACTTTTCTTCAAACAGTTTTTCTAGTATTGAGCGTCTTGTATCTTCATCGGCTAATGGTACGGCTAATGAGCCAGCCAACAAATCAGGTTTATCAATCTTTTTAGGGTCAAACGCAGCAAAGCGTGAGCGCACTTGTTCAGGCTTAAATGGAATAATTACATCATAATCTAATCCGCCTTTACCTTTGTTACCAACATCGAATATGCCGTTATAACCAAGTTTTTCTAGTTGTTTGGTTACTTTATCGGGTATAGAAGTCCAAACATAAGAATTTTCACCTTTTTCAAGGTCTTGTTTTAATTGCTCAACCCATTGTTTTGGTGTGTATCGTGTGTTTTTATCCCATTGGTCAGCACCGTAGGCTTTAGTTTTTGTGCGGTCATTTTTAAATGCTTCTTCTAAAGCTGGCAATACTTTGGTTTGTAATTCATCAGCATTACTTGTATCTAATGGGTTTGTAATGCGGGCTTTGCCAGCCAATACGCCTTTAGCAGAAGTCCATGGAGCATTAGATTGGCTAATTTCATAAGGATAGCCAGCCAATTTGTAAATATCGGCTAATTTGCTTTGGTCATAAGGCCCTAAATTGCCCGATTCTGCCCAAATTTTTCTTAATGCAGTCAATGGGTTACCTTGAGATTCACGCTTTAAATAGTATTCCCATGTATCTTCACTAATTGGCATACCTTTTGTGCCAGCTTGATGGGTTACAAAATTGCCTGAATAGTCATCTAAATTTTCATATCCAACTCTTTTTGCCTTATCTAATATTTCGGCTTTTTTCTCAGGAGATAAAAAATACCATGTTTGCTCTACGCTGTATGGTGAACGACTGCGTGTAAAACCTAAATCTTTGGGGCTAACTTGAAAATAATTTTGTATATCGCCAACATCAGTAGCAATGCGAGATGTATCTGCTTTACCAATAGCGTAATTTGATGCAACCTCGGGCTTACTTGCACCAAAAGGCATAGGGCCTGAAGTGGCCCGTCTTGGGTCTAATGTTTTGCCCTCTAACAATCGGTCTAAGCGTTCTGTGCCGTGGTAATAATCCCTAAAACCTAATGCTGCGGCTCTATCTGCTGCGGTGTTTGTTGGCGGCAAACCCAAGCCCCCTTGCTCAATAGGCAAAGCAGCGTTTTTTTGAGCAGTCCGCATAGCACCACTAACTTTCATTACACCACCAAGATTAGGCACTTGCTCCATTTGGCGTTCAAATGCGGCTCTATCGCCTACTTGTATGCCTTGGTCACCCATAGTTAAGGCAGCGTCAATATCTGAGCGTTGTTGGGCTAGGTTTTGGGCGGCATTGGGAATAATGTTGCGAATGTAATTGCTCATGGTCTGAGCCGTGGTTGTGCGTGGGCCTACCACTTGACCTTGGGGTGTTACATATCCAGCTTGGCGTAGAACTTCAGCCAATGTAGCCATTTATGCCATATCCTTTGCAAACTTATTAAAGTGCTTCATTAATGCGGCTTTACGCTTCATACGCTTATCTTGGTTCTTTTCTAGCGTGGTTTGTTTGTGCGGTTGCAACAAAGAATTCTCAGGTTTAATCTTTTCTTTTTTAAACATATTACATATCCTTCATAGCGTCAGCAATCATTTGTCTGCGGGGCTTTTTGGCGGTTTTGGCGGCATCTTTAAAGTCTTGGGCGGTTGGTCTGCCTTTTTCACCCGCTTTTTTCATACGCTCACCTGAACCTTTTTTAATGCGTTCACGCTTTCGGTGAATATTTTCGTACAAGCCGTTCATGCTTTGCTTTCAATGTATTTGCCGTAAGCTTCTTCGAGCTTATTTTTACGGCTACCTTTAGCATATTTACGCTCGGTTGCCAATGCGATAGCTACGGCTTGCTTTTTAGGTTTGCCAGCTTCCATCTCTTTTTTGATGTTTTTGCCTACGGCTTCTTTGCTACCTGATTTGACGAGTGGCATAATTTATCCTTTTATTTCAAGAACTTAAGTTTATAAGTCGTGGAATTGATAAGGTCTGCAATCTCATCAATGATGTTCTGTAGTTCAGAATCTTGCGGCAAATCTTGACGGGCATCAGCCACAAAATTCTGTAGTGATTCCATGTATTTAATTGGGTCTTTAGGCTGGTGGTAAACGCTTGGGAAGCTGGTCAGCTTTCCGTATTTACCCATGTATGATTCCGCTAAAGTATCTACTAAACCTACAATGCCATCGTAATATTTAGCCAAAGCCTTATGTTTGGCATACGAATCAGTCGTGAAATGGAAAAAGTGCGTGTTAGTCGCAGAATGTAGCAATGTGGCTAGGAATAAAGCGCAATTTTCCATAGAAAACTCCTGTAGTTACCCAATTATATTAGGTTTTTTGCAAAATCCACACCGACCAGTAAGGGTAAGCGTTAAAAAAGTTCTCGTCTTTATCCTCTGTTGGCTTGTATTTAGAGTTAACAAATTTGTTATATGCTTCCACATCAAACATAAATCCGTGCTTATGAAATAGTCGATACCAGTAGTCTATTGGTTGAATGTTGACATGGGTTGGGTCACCCATATACATTTCTTTGGTTTCCCCGTCTTTTACGGCATCTAAGCAAATAAACGCCCGACCTGATTTCTTTAAAATTCTTGAAAATTCATGCAAAATGGCATCCATTTGGTTTTGCGGAATATGCTCTAGCACTTGGGCGGTATGCACCAAATCAACGCTTTCAGTTAAGGCGGGGGTGTCAGCGATTGAGCCACAAACCAGTTCGTTAGCATAATACCCAAAATGGGTACGACCTAACCCAATCATGGATTCATTTAAATCTACTCCTAAAACCCTCATATTCAGCTTATGAAAGCCTTTTAGGATTGAGCCACACGCACATCCAGCATCTACGACAAAGCCGTCACGGGGCGTTTTACAGGCTTCTACGACCATTTTGGCGTATTCTTCTTGCCAGTAGCCATGCCCAAGATAATCAAGACCAGCGTCTTTATGCTCGTCATAGTAATCTTGGTTGTATTCGGTGACTTTAAGATTGGTCAGCAACACGGACTAATCCAATCGCTCGTAGCGCAGCTTCAGGAGAATCCACACGGCTAAGTGGGCCACCCTTCCAATTAGCAATAAACTTGAGTTGGTCTTTGGTGAACTTGGCTTTTGCGTCACGCTTGACTTCCATCAAGATGGTTTCATTGTTGTAGCACACCATTAAATCAGGGATTCCCTTACCTACCATTGACAAAATATATACATCCGCCCCTGCTTTTCTAAGGGTTTCTACTATTTCTGTTTGGTTTACATCAACCTTACGAGCGTATGCCATTGATAATTAACAATTTTCGGTTAAGATAGGCTAACTTTATCATAGTCAAGGCTATATATGGGTCAAAATCAATACGGATATTTTCTTAGCGATGAAGAATTTATAGCAAAGTGGCATGAATACCCAAGCCCTGCCGCTTTTTCAAAAGTAACAGGGGTCAATGTACGCAACATCATGGCTCGTAGGCGGTCAATTGAAGTAAGACACAACATCAAGCTAAATACCGACCCTGTTTACAAACAAAACAGAATTAAAGAACTAGCGGAAGTCGCAAAAATTGAGAGAGAAAAAAGGGAAGAAAAACTAAAAGAGCGTTTAGAAGCAACGCAACATAGCGTTAGGCGTGGCATGGAGATGGAAGAAGGGCGTGTCATTATCTTTTCCGATGCCCACTTTACCGAAAGCACAACGACCTCATTTAAAGCTTTAATTAAGTTTATTGAGTATTTCAAGCCAAAAGCCATTATCTGTAACGGTGATGCGTTTGACGGGGCTGTATTGAGCCGTTTTCCAAAGATTAACTATGACCGTCAGCCTAGCGTATTAGACGAACTAAACTATTGTAAAACCCATTTAGAAGCCATTGAAAAAGTGCGCCCAGCAGGGTCTAAATTGATTTGGACTTTAGGTAACCACGATATGCGCTATGAAGCTGCATTAGTAGCCCGTGCGCCTGAGTTTTCAGGGGTTGATGGGTTTAACCTTAAATACCATTTCCCCAACTGGGAAACTTGTTGGTCGTTTTGGGTCAATGACGATACTGTAATTAAACACAGGCATAAGGGTGGTCGGTACGCTGGTTATCAGAATGTACAGGCAAGTTTTTGTAATATTTTTACGGGTCACACCCATGTGTTGACTTGTAGCCCAATATCAACTTTTGACCAAAAGACTTACTGGGGTGTGCAAACTGGCACATTAGCCGACCCAAATGACGAATCCTTTTCCTATACTGAGGATAACGCTAAAGATTGGCGGCAAGGCTTTGTAATGGCTTCGTGGGAGCGTGGTAGGCTATTAATGCCTGAGATGATTATGGCTTGCGGTGAGGATGAGGTCGAGTTTCGTGGGGAAATATTGCAAGTATGAAGCTAACGCCTAAGATTATTGAAAACATTTACGCCATGCTTTACTGTGTAGAGCCGTTTTCGTCTTGGGAGTTACCCTTACCTGAAGAAATTAAGTTTGTTGTAGATAGCGACCCTGAAGCGATGGGTACATACCTTTATGACGATGGCGAAAAACACGCCCATACCATTACGATTTCCGATGCTCGTTGTGGGCATTTAGATACCGTAATTAGGACTATGGCCCATGAAATGATTCATGCTAGTCGGTGGAACACCGTTACTCATGCGTGGACTAAACACGATAAAACATTTAGAAACCGTGCCAAAGCGGTGGCTAACGAGTTGGGATTTGACCCTTTAGAACTATAAACAAAGCTATTAAAGGTAGCGTTAATACGACAATTCCAAAATAAAGTGCTAAGTCATTCATTTATAGCGAGCAACCTCTCCGTGAAGGTAAGCAAATCCTCTTGAGTAAGATTGTATCTGCGCTCAAATCCTTTAGCCCCAAGTCCGTGAACACCTGTATTCCCTCGATGATGTTCGGGGCATAGCGGTATGACCTCTGCGTTTTCTCGCAGCCCACCAAATCTTCTAATGTGATGAATTTCTGCGGGGGTGTCTTTAAATCCAAATTGTCGGCATAAGATACAACCGATTCGGGCAACTTTGTCATAGTGTTCTTTTTCTGCTTTATTCATAATCCCAAGTTTCTGTAGATAACACCGTCAGGCCATTGTCTGTCTTGAGCCTTATTGTATAACTCTACAATTTTACTTGGGTATAGTAGTTTAGGTTCTTGTCCTACAAAACAAAACGCATAAATTAGCGGGGCTTCTTTAGACCCATACATTGCTTCTAGTTCAGGTATTAACGCTATTTCTTTGGCTTTAAAGTTACCAGTACCCTTAACATTGACCACAAATGTTTTAGTTGGTGTATTTACAATATAGTCAGGAATATTTCGTAAGCATTTGTTTAGCCTAAAAAAATTGCTAACAGCGTTGTTTTTTTCGTCAAATCCTATGCGTTTAAGTTCGTATTCTTTTTCAGCGCAATAATATTCAAACAAGAACTCAGCCGTGTTTCTAACGGTTTGGCGTTCTGCGTAGGTGTTATCGCCCCTATTGGATATTTGCGTCATTTTGCAGAACATCCTCAAGTTCTTGGGCTAAGTCGGTTACATCACAGCTAATCAAATAAGCCTGTGTGTGGTCTTGTTTTAGTTTGGCATTGTGCAGCTTTTTCATTGCACGGTTTAAGTCTAAAAATACTTCGGCAAATTCTCTCATTTGGTTAGCCTTTCTATTTGTCTGTCGTTAGCTTGTTGTGTACGCCATGCTTCAAACCGCATTTTGGCAGCTTCTAATTGCCATCGTAAGGCTTCTTTTTGTTCTACTGCTACACCTATGGCTTTGCAAAGGTCTTGGTAGTCTTGACTGCGGTAGGCTTCTCGTTCTTGTGCGCCTAACGATTGTTCCTCAGTTTGTGACATTTTGATAGCTTTTAAGCTATGCCGAAAGTTCTCAAGCTGGGCCAATTCACCTGACGCTTTGGCGTATTGCGGTGCGGTTTTAAATATAAAGTCTATTGCTTCGTGTGGGTCATATTCTTTCATAACCATTCCCCCTTATTACCTTTGTTACCTTTTTTCCATTGGTCAGCAAAGTCTGTTAGTAATTGACTATCAAGTTTGTATTTTGATAGATATTCTCTAAACTTTGCTAACCCCCATTCTGACCGCCATTTACACAACTGCCGAACCGCACATTGATATTTGTAATTTTGGTCATAATAATTCAAGTCCTTGCTGAACAAGTCGCTCATTTTGTAACTTTTCGTAATCTTTGTTTAATTCACAACCAATCCATTTACGGCCCAAATTTTGGCAAACTTGACCAGTAGTGCCGCTTCCAAAAAATGGGTCTAAAACTATATCACT